CATACCAACATCTGTACTAAAGAATCTTTGTTGTGATGTATTATTTGTTTTTCTACCATTCTTTTTTTCAAAGTCTGCCCAATGAGATACGATTGTTAAAGTTATTATGCTGTCTTTTCTTGTTTCTCCAATAGCAAAATTTTCAATGTTTCCTTTATATAATAAAAATGGGTCTGCTATGATTGCATTGTTGTCATCTAAAAGACCTCTATAAACTACGACTTCATCATTGATTATTGGTTCGTTTAATATTGTAGATATAAAAGTTTGATCTGCACCTGACAAAGATAATGCCATTGTTGATTTAGTAATATCAACTTCTTCTGTAAAATTAGAAACACCAAAATAAAAATCTGATGGTAAATAAGTTATTGATGAACCTGATACTGAACTTGTTAATGGAAATGAGCAATCCGTAAAATTAACAGGAGTATCAAAACCGATAGTAATAAGGTGTATTGGTCTAATATCATTTGTTGCTAATTCGTTCTTTACTGCTGTCGTTAGACTTCGGCTCATCTTCGTAAGTTCTCCTAATTACTTTATAATTTAAAACTTTGATAATTGCATTTTCAGTAGGTTCTTCGTATTTGCCTAAACGATTAGTTTTGATGTCTATTTCTTTTTCATCAACTAATTCTTCTGCAAGAATATCAACTGAGACCCAATGTTTTACAAGATATTTCATTCTATAATGCTTCTTCTAAATCAATCTCAAACTGATATAACAAATTACCATCTTTGTCATTACCAACTACTCCAAACTCTTGTATATCATTTGTTAGATAAACTGTAAAAGGAACATTATCATAAACTATTGTAGATGAAGAAACTGCTGTTGTTAATGGTGGTTCAATCGTTAAAGTTCCAGTAGAAATATCTGCTTGATCTGCAACGACCATATAAACTTTATCGTGATTTGCAAATTTAATAAAATCTCCAGCTTTTAATGTTCCTGTTCCTGTGCCACCTAATGTTATTGATGTAGCACCAGCACTAGCTGTTCCGTGTGGTACTCCTGATGCTGTTCCTCTAGCATCTTCTATTTCAGGCGGAATGATTGTAAAGTTTTCTTTTCCTGATCTTTGTTTAACAATAAATGCCATAAGATCGCCATATACATCAGATCGTTTAGCTGTAATTATTCTTGCAGTAAAAGCCCATCTTTGACCATCTATTTGTCTTGATAGTTTTTTACCACTAACAGATTTTGACAAAATTGTGTCTTGAATAGATTTGATACCTAGTGTTTCAAATTGTGCTGTAGATATTGGAAATGAACCTGACATATTAAATTAAGTTTTTACTTCCTCTTTCATTTACTGCTGAGTTTATTATCTGAGTTATAGTTCCTCTATTTCTAACTAACAACTCATCAAATCCTCTAGCATCTAAAGTATTGATATTAAAATTAACTGATACTGCACCACCACTAGTTCCTCTTGATGCTTGTGTTATTTGACCTGTTTGGTTTGGTATAAACATTTCAGCACCATTCTCTCCTACAATATAAGGTTTTCCTTTAGATACAGTTCCACCTTTTGCCATAAATCCTAAAAATCCTAATGGATTACCTGACATTAACATAGCTGTTCCTCTAGCTTTGTTCTGTTGTTTCATTAAAGATAATTGTTGTTGTTGTTGTTCAGTTATTCCTTTTTCGAAAGCATATTGAATTGCTTTTCTTGCAAGATATTCTACTAATGCAGATAATAATTGTACCGATAATGTTTGTGCCATATTTCTTAAAGTATCACTTAATTTTTCTCCAAGAATAACTGCTTTAGCAAAAGCATCAGAAAATTTTTTAATACCAGCATTTAATCCTGTGGCTATTAATTCTCCTATTGATTTAAATTTTTCTTTAAATTTATCTAGTTCTCCATCATTTAAGTTTTTTATAGTTTCTTTTAAGACTATAAATTGAAATCTTAATTTATCTAACATTGTAGATTCAGGTATTTTTTTAGTAATAGTAGTTTGAGTTGTTTGTTCTTCTGTAGGGATAGTTGTTTCTCCTGTTAATCCTCTAATTTGATTTATTTTTTTAATGATATTATCTAATTGAGATAATAGGATTGCACCACCAGCAATTAATAAATTTCTTTTAACTGCACCATTAAATAATAACATAGCTGTATAAGCTGATTGTATTGCTTTTGATAAATTATAGAAAAATGTAATTAATTTAAATGCTATTAATATTTTGATAGCTTCGATTACAAGTTTTATATTATCTTTCAAAAATTTAACTGCTGATGCGGTTGCGTTAATTGCCTTGCTTAATCCAGTACCAATCATCATTCCAAATTCATTAATACCTTTAGTATTATTTTGAATTGTAGTTAATAAATCTCCTAAGTTTTGTTTTAAAGCATCAAAAAATCCTTTTGAAACTTCTACTTGAAATAAAAAGAAAGCATCTTTTAAGTTAGATAAAGTACCAAATGTTGTCTTGGACAAATCATTCATTAATTTGCCATATTCTCCACCTGTACCAAATGCTTTTTTTAAACCCTCAATAGATTGTTTGGAATTGATGCTGACTCCCTCTTTGAAACCAGCCATAGCTTTAACACCACGTTCTCTAAATAATTCAGCACTAGATATACCAGCACTAAATGATCTTTGTATTTGAAGTGATGCTAATGCAAAATCCCCACCAAGAATAACAGCAGTATTACCAGTTATTTTTAATAATTCCTCAAATGATACACCAGCTTCTTCTGCTGTTTTTGCAACAGTTGCTAATGATGTAATACCTTGTTGAATGTTTTTAAGTTCAAATGGAGTTCCAGCCGCGAATTTAGTTACAACATCTAATGCTTGTTTTCCTTTTTCTGCTGATTTGAATAATGCGTTTAATTGAACACCAAGATTTTCTATTTGAACACCAGCATCAAAAAAACCTTTTATAACTACACCAGCACCAATACCTAAAAAAGCATTTCTTAGATTAAATACTGATGCTTTAACTTTGCCTAAATTTTTATCTAATTCTGATAATGCTTGTTTAGTTTTATCTTTTGCAACTATGTCTATATTTAATCTTTGATCCATTATGTTTTAAACCTTTTTGCTTCCGCTAGTGATTTAGTAGTTTTATACTGATCTTGCTCTTTTTTCAAGTAAGCTAACCAAAGATTAAAATGTGAGACAGGCATATCTAAAACTTGTTGTATAGTAAGTTTTAGTTTTTCTGCGACCACAAGCATAGCATAAGTTTGTGGGTCGCTATCTACTTTTTTTCAGCTTCTTCGTAGTTTGTGTCTAAGAGAATTTTATTTGCAATAGATGCAATAACATTTGAGTCTGCTTTTTTTCTTAATGCAAACTTATCTTCAACTTCAAATGCTTTAACTAATTCGCCTTTTTCATTTTTAACCATCAGCTTCATAATTAATAAATCTACAAGAACAGTTAAGTCTTGTAAGTTAGCTGATTTTTGAAAGAGTTTATTTTTTTCTTCCAATGTCAAAGGTTCAGAATAAAAGATTGATGGTTTCCCATTCTCATCTTTCCATTCTTCAACTTCAATAGTTAATGTAGCTAGACTTTCAAAATGAGTTTTAACTCGGTCTATTACTTTCATATATAACTATTATACAGTTGCTACAGTTAATGCACCAGTTCCTTGAAAAGTAATTGATCTTGTAATTACTCCATCAAGTGGATTAGATATACTCATACCAGTAACAATTCCTGTTCCTGTATATGAAGCATCTCCACTAGCATTACCCTCAGGTAGAAGTGTAAAAGTTAAACTAGAACCAACAGTACATTCTTCTTGCGAAGTATCTGTTTCATCAAAGTTACACTCGATTGTGCCACTAAATGATGTTCTTCCAGCTAAAAATGTTTTTGCTGAATCGCTTAAAGCTGTATCTTCTACAACGTCTGCTGATGTTTCTAATGTAAATGAAGTAACTTCTCCAGTTATATTAGCCCCAGTTTTTACGACTCCCTCTTTTCCGTGATGAGTTGCCATATTTGTTCTCCTTATTTTCTATATTTGTTTCTTCGTTTGTTTCTATTTTGTTCTCTTGGATTTCTTGCTTATATCCAAGTTTTAAATAGTGAGCAAGATTATTTTCGTTAATTAAAACTTCATATCCGTCTTTGTATAACTTAATATCTTTAGCCATTATTCTATATAACAGATTTATTCTTCGTCATCAATGACTTCATCTTCGTCATCAAATTCTTCATCTAAATCTTCGTCCTCTAAATCCTCGTAATTTTCAGGTTCGTCATCTAATTGGTTTTCTTGTAATTCTGCTATTAAGTCTTTAATTTCTTCACATAGCATAGATGCTTTGTCGTGGTGTTTTTCAATTTGTTCTATTTTCTTTTCTATTTTATCTAAGTGTTTGCTCATTGTTTATCTCCTTATGGTGTTCCTGATTGATATTCGTACATACATCTAATAGTCATTCTGATACCACCAACAGGAAACAAACTACCCTCATCAGTTTCACAAGAGATAACCATTGTATCTAACGCATTACCATTTCTAGTAATATCTGTTTCTACGGCAGTTTCAATAGCCGTGATTAAAGCATTTCTTGCTGTATCTATATTAGACTCAGCACCTTTAACAAAACCTAAGATTAAAAAATCAATAGTTCCGTGTCTTGTTCTTGCACCACTACCTAATTCTGAGTCTTGTCTAGTTTCAGAAGAAGTTTGTACTATAACTGCTGGATATTGTTGCTCAGATAATTCATCTAAAATAAAAGGTTGTCTAGTAGCTTTCTTAATTGCTGGACTAGATATTGCAGATATAGTCGTTAATAAATTTGATGCTATGTTTTCTCTTATGCTCATATCTTCATTGACCTAATTTGTTTTTCCATAAATCTATTAAATGATTTCTGTATAATATTTTCTGTACGTTTATTAAAGCCAAAAAATGCTCTATTAGGTTCATTTAATACTTGATTAAATAATGCTCTTTGTCTCATTTCTGAATTTGTGAAACCTAGTGTTATTTTATGTTTGCCTGTTTTTTTAATTGAATCAGGAGTTAAACTTCCTAACATTCGACCAGTATAGAATAAATCTACTGCTGTTTTTTTACCCTCTCGATTTAACTGTTTTAAATAACCCTCAGAATAAGGTGCAAATCTTCTATCATTAAAATCTATTCCTTTAGATGTTTTAGTTCTAATAATATCTAATAATTGAAAACCAGCTTGTTTAACACCTTGATCTATTGCTTTTGATAATCTGCTTTGAAAATATTTAAAATTTTTACTAACTTGTATAGCATTAGTTTTTATCTGAGCAGATATAGCCATTATCTTTGAAGTCTGTTATATCCGTGTAAATTTTCTCTCTCAGCAGTAGTGATTGTGCCATCTCCTGAACTATCATACTCAACACCATCTTCAAGAATCTTTTGGAACTCAACATTGTATTGAGACATATAGTATTCTGCCATTCTTTCGAATCTATCTTTTTCAGTTTCAGGTCTGAACTTTGCTAAAGCTGGAAGTAAAAATCTTCCTAAGAATAAATAAACACCAGCACGTTTGAACTGATCTAAATTTACTTTTGTTGCGTCTAATTCTACTGTGTTTAAAACTGTAATGTCAG